ATTGATGTAGCTGAATACATCGAAGAAGCTTTTGAGCGTTGTGGCTTAGAGGTTAGAACCGGCTATGACTTGGTCACTGCAAAACGTTCGTTAAATTTGTTATTCGCTGATTGGGCCAACCGTGGCCTTAATCAGTGGACGATTGAGCAAACGTCTCTCACGGTTGCCTCTGGAATTAGCGAATATCCCGCAGGAACTTTGTCTTTACCTGTAGCTGCTTCAGCCAGTTTTTCGGTAGGGGAAGCGATTACAGGCGGCACCAGCGGTGCCACTGCTTCTGTAATAAGTAAAACTAGCGCCACTTCAATGTCTACCACTGTTCCAACAGGTACGTTTTCTGCCGGTGAAACGATCACAGGTGGCACCAGTGGCGCAACCACCACCGTTTCTGCTGCGCAAGATTTTAGTGACGTGCAGTCCACTATCGACATTTTGTCCACGGTGGTGACTCGTGACGGCACTGACTTTGAAATAGACAGGTTGAGCCGCTCTGAATTCTTAAACATCCCCTCAAAATCACAGACAGGTCGACCAAATCAATTCTTTTTAGATCGTCAAATAACTCCTGTGCTAAAAATTTGGCCGGTTCCGGACAATAGCACCGATATTGTCAAGTTTAACCGCCTGACTCGTTTGGACGATGCCGATACTTTTACCGACACGGTAGATGTTCCTTTTCGTTTTTACCCTTGTTTAGCCGCAGGATTGGCTTACTACCTGTCTATGAAGAAAAATCCTCAGATGATGGGTATGCTAAAAAGTGTTTATGAAGAAGAAATGATCCGGGCTATGGAAGAAGATCGGGATAGAGCTTCTTTCCGGATCAGCCCTCCGGCCTATAACTACGGGGTGTAGCTATGACTTTTGCTTCAGGGAAAAATGCATACGGTATCTCTGACCGATCTGGTTTTCGATATAAACTAAACCGGATGCGAAAAGAGTGGAACGGTAGCTTGGTAGGATTTGACGAGTTTGAGCCAAAGCAACCTCAATTGTTGCCCCTTCCAAACGTAAATGACCCGCAAGCTTTAAAGAATCCTCGTCCGGACCGTGTTGAACCTCTGCTGGTTTCAGTGGGTGTTCCCACGGTAGAAAGTCCGAATGGTCAGCCTGTGACGGGATTCACGCAAGTTGGCGAAGTAACAGTGGTGGTGGCATGAGTTTTACTTTAGCTTCGTTAAAATCATCGGTACAAGATTACTGCGAAACTTCGGAAACTACGTTTGTTTCTGACCTAGATACGTTCATACAAGAAGCAGAAGAGCGCATATTAAAAAATGTTTCTTTACCTGTTTTTAGAAAAAACGTTGCCGGAAGTGGATCTACGGGGAACCCCTATTTATCTACCCCTACTGATTTTTTAGCGTCTTACAGTTTGGCGTTGATTGACAGCAGTGTGTACACGTACCCTTTGTTTAAGCACGTTTCTTTTATACGGCAGTACTCGCCAAACCCTGCAACAACAGGTGTTACCAAGTACTATGCTTTATTTGACGACAACACGTTTATTTTATCTCCTACCCCGCCGTCTGATTACACCTACGAGTTACACTATAAATATCGCCCAGCTTCCTTGACCACTACTTCAGGGTCAGAAACGACTTGGCTTTCGGACAACGCTCCGGACGCGCTTTTGTACGGAACCTTGGTGGAAGCCGCCACTTTTTTAAAAGTCCCAGAAGAAATAGCTCAGTATGAGCAGCGGTTTTCACAAGCCGTGGCTTCTTTGAAAGCATTGGGCGAAGAGTATGGCGCAAGGGATGAATACCGATATGACATTGCTAGGGGATAAGATAAAACATGCTGATTGAAGCGCCACAGATGGAAATAGGAAATGTAATCGTCACTACCACGGCGGATGGTGGACACGATCCTGCGTTCTGGGCGCAATCTGCGGCAGACCGTATTGTAAGCGTAGGTAGCAGTTGCCACCCTGCAATAGCGCAGCAAGCGCAAGCATTTAAGGAGGCGGTTAGGGCTACGGCACTACACTGCATACAAGAGGCAATTAAAAGTGATAGAACCACTTTGATTGCTGAATTTGAACGTCAAGGCCATAAAGACATGGCAGACATAATTAGGAGTCTATAATGGCTATTACGACTGCAATGTGTACGTCTTTCAAGCAAGAGCTTATGGAAGCCAAGCACAATTTTTTGGCTAGTGGTGGCAACACCTTTAACTTGGCGCTTTATACAAGCAGTGCTTCTTTAGGCGCAGGTACTACCGCATACACGACATCTAACGAAATATCTGGAACGGGATACACCGCTAAAGGCGCTTCTCTGACGAATGTAAACCCAACAACGTCTAGCACTACCGCTTTTACGGACTTCGCTGACCTTACGTTTAGCTCAAGCAGTATTACTGCAAGAGGCGCACTTATTTTTAATGACAGCGCGTCAGGCGACCCTGCTGTATGTGCGTTAGATTTTGGTGGCGATAAGACATCTAGTTCAGGTGACTTTACGATTCAGTTCCCAACAGCGGATGCGTCTAACGCGATTATCCGTATCGCATAGCGGATAGTACATGGCTAACATCAACGGCTGGGGCCGTGGTGGTTGGGGTGAAGGCGCGTGGGGATCTCCCCTACCTGTCGAAGTCACAGGCACCGCAGGAACGGGTGCAATTGGCTCCGTCACAGTTGTTGAGGGGGCTGGAGTTGCCGTATCTGTTACAGGCGTATCTGCCACAGGTGCTGTCGGTACAGTTACTGTTGGCGCTGATGCGAATGTCTCTGTAACAGGCGTTGCCGGTACAGGCTCTGCTGGTTCAGTTTCTGTTGTTGAAGGCACTGGAGTTGATGTCTCTATCACAGGGGTATCTGCTACAGGTGCTATTGGCACTGTAAGTGTCGATCTAGGTATAACTGTACTGCCCACAGGTGTTACAAGCACTGGTGCGGCAGGTTCAGTAGCCGTTGTTGAGGGATCTGGGGTTGATGTTTCTGTTACAGGTGTGGCAGGAACGGGTGCCGTTGGCACTGTTGATGTTGATCCAGATGCTGTAGTCACAGGTGTTTCCGCAACAGGTGCTGTTGGCTCAGTAACTGTTGTTGAAGGATCTGGTACATCATTCGCCGTCACCGGAGTCTCTGGCACTGGCGCTGTCGGTGTTGTTGACGTTGATCCAGACGCTGTAGTTACGGGTGTTTCTGCAACAGGAGCTATTGGTTCAGTCAGCGTTGTCGAAGGCTCTGGCACATCATTTTCTGTTACAGGCGTTGAGGGAACAGGGGCTGTTGGTTCGGTCACTGTATCAGCGGTTAGAAATGTAACCGTCTCCATAACAGGCGTTGAAGCTACCGGCGGCATTGGTTCGGTCACCGTTGTTGAGGGGACAGGTGTTACTGTTTCTATCACAGGTGTTGCGGCTACAGGCAGCGTTGGAACACTTACTGTAACAGGGGATGCAGATGTCGGCGTTACAGGTGTTGAAGGAACGAGTTCTGTTGGTTCCGTTACGGTTACTGAAGGTTCGGGTATTACCTTTTCTGTTACGGGAGTGGCAGGAACGGGATCTGTCGGAACGGTTATTGTATCGGCAGGCGCGATTGCTAGTGTTTCTGGCGTTTCTGGTACTGGAGCGATTGGTACAGTTACACTCGAAGCTGATGCTAATGTCTCAGTCACTGGTGTCTCAGGCACTGGAGAGATGGGCACAGCTACCGTTGTCGCAGCAGCTAATGCGGCTGTCACTGGCGTTCAAGGAACGGGTGAAGTCGGTGATGTAACCGTATCTTTCGATATAACGGCATCTCCAACGGGAGTTGCGGGTACAGGGGCTGTCGGGGTTGTCGATGTTGACCCAGATGCGGTAGTCACCGGAGTTGTAGGTACTGGCGCAGTAGGTTCTGTCACCATAATCGGTGCAGCAAATGTTAGTGCTACCGGCGTTGCGGGTACTGGGGAAGTTGGAACTGTTTCGATAGAACAAGAAGTAGTTGTTCCCGTAACAGGAGTTGCAGGCACAGGTGCTGTTGGCTCAGTCACTGTTTCGTTTGAGACAACAGCCTCTCCAACAGGGGTTTCAGCTACAGGTGAAATTGGTAATGTAACCTTCATTGGAGGCATAACCGTTGTACCGACAGGAGTTTCGGCAACGGGCGAAATAGGATACTTTAACGTCTGGGGGCTTGTAGATGACTCTCAAACGCCAAATTGGAATAATATAACGGACAGTCAGACACCCGGATGGTCTGAAGTGTCAGATAGTCAAACGCCGAATTGGACGGCGGTTACAGACACACAGACACCCGGATGGTCTGAAGTGTCGGATAGTCAAACCCCTAACTGGGATGAGGTAGCTTAAAGATGGCAACTTACGTTAACGATCTTAGATTAAAAGAAATTTCAACAGGCGATGAGTCGGGGACGTGGGGCACAAGCACAAACACCAACCTAGAATTGATAGCGGAGGCTTTTTCCTTTGGCACGGAAGCTATTACGACGAATGCTGATACTCATACTACTACTATTGCCGATGGCTCTACTGATCCCGGCAGGAGCATGTTTCTCAAGTATACAGGCACATTAGACTCTGCTTGCACCATTACGATAGGGCCAAACACGGTCAGTAAACTTTGGTTCATTGAGAACGCAACGAGCGGATCGCAGTCCATCATTATCAAGCAAGGCTCTGGTGCCACGATCACAATCGCTAATGGTCAAGTAAAAGCCATATACAGCGACGGTGCAGGCTCTGGTGGCGCGATGGTCGATGCTTTCCAAGACCTGTCTGTGCCTGATTTGTTCATTGACGATGACCTGACGTTTACCTCTGACAGCGCAGTCATCACGTTTGGCGCAGATGGCGATACGACCCTGACGCATACAGACGGTTCTGGCCTAACGCTTAATAGCACCAACAAGATTATGTTCAACGATGCGAGCCAGTTCATACAAGGCTCAAGCGCGACGGTCTTGGCTCTTGGCGCAACTGATGAGATAGACCTTACTGCCACGCTTATAGACATCAACGGTAACGCCGACGTATCAGGCACCGTGACCGCCACAGGCACTTCTGTGTTTGCCAGCTTAGACATCTCAGGCGACATTGACGTAGATGGCACTGCTAACCTAGATGTTGTGGACATTGATGGTGCTGTGGATATGGCTTCTACGTTGCAAGTGGATGGTGCTATTACGTCTTCTGCTGGCGCTACGATTACGGTTGCCGACAATTCCGACAATCTTACGCTAACGTCAACGGATGCGGATGCAAACGCTGGCCCTAATGTAAAACTTTACAGAAACTCATCATCTCCAGCAGACGGAGATAGCTTAGGCTTCATCAATTTTTATGGT